ATAATCTCAGAGCAAGGATTTGTCCCGAAGGAGATACCCTCAATCTCTCGACCAGATTTCTCAGCCAGATTCTTGAGAGCTTCGCGGTTACATATACCACGCTCTCCAGATTTAGAATTATATAATGAGGTCCACTCATCGAGGAACTCAGACATGGTTGGCTTGGTCTCATAGACAGCCGAGTTGTTAGCTAGACGGCGATGCCCTGCGGCTTCCCACCAAGGGCCAGCCTTACAGTTAGCCATCTCTCGGTCACCTAAGTCACTGAGGGAGATCAAGGCTGATCGTCTCACAGAGCCTACGATGACGATCTCACCAATCATACAGGCTAGATCGTGGATCTCAATGCTCTTGAGCTTCCGGCCACGGGCTGTCATGAACTTATTTACAGTGAACCGAAAGAGTTTCTCTAGCGGATCAGGCCCAGAGGCCCTGCCTCCGAAGGTCTTTAGTCGTTCGCCAGCAGGCCTAATCAAATGTGTCTCCCATGTAGGGTGACGGCCAGCAAACAAGGCAGTTAGTAGGCTATGGTAGGCATTAGCCCAGCCATATCGAGAGTCCTCGACTACAATAATATTATCTACACAACGTACAATCTCCTCAGGAACCTCAGGTAATAGGTTTACCTCTTGGGCCTCACAGGAGAAGCCTACGCCGGTACCACAACACAAGATCTGAAGGAGATTAGGTAAAGATCTGATCTCATTGATCGCAATATACGAACAGTTGTATAAACAAGTGTCATCTACGTCAGAAGCGGGGCCAGCGGTCATCAAAGCACGCATGCTTGGGAAGACCTCGCGTTGTTGGGTCGCCAAGCGAGCCCGTTTCCACTCGTGATTGTCCAGAGATATACCAAAACGAGTACTCATGTAGTCATAGTACCTATCTACACACTCGAACCATCGTTCGCGTCTCTGTTTCGTTTCATCCCACCTACAATACTTTGATTTCACAATGAATTTTTGAAAGTTATCCATAATTTGTTCTTTATACTCCAACTTTAGGGACCCAAAGGTCGATTTCGTTTGTTATGCTATCATAATCCCCGTTTCGTAGGATCCTAACGCACCTAGCCATGGCAAGAGCCAAGTCTAAGTCCTCAAGATCGCACGTATGCTTGGGAATATACTTTTCATTTGAATACATGTCTATAATATTTTGAATTATGTCCTCACCTTCCCACTTTTTGAGGAAAGATCGAGCTCTTTTGTGCCCTATCCGCCAGAGACCGGGGATTGTATCAGTACTATCTCCTGCCATCCATTGAACCAAGAAGAATTCATCTGCTTCCTCTTCGGTGACGTGTACAGGAGCATCCTCCTTGTCCGGATTGAAGTGCCATCCCGGTACACACCTCAAGTCCTTGTCAATTGTCACGGAAACTGCCTCGTAGCCTGAAGCTCGCATCCCAAGGATGTCATCAGCCTCCAGTTTGTCTATAAATTCACAGTTATAGATATCAAACATATAGTCTCGTACTTCTGAGAGATATTCGGGGGTAGGTTGTCCTTCCCGACTCATCTTATAGCGAGGCCAGACTTCTCTTCGGTAGTTATCTTTGCGGCTACAGCTGAGACACATCGTGAACTCATCTGTCTCAGCTGGCAACCAGTTCTCTAGGTATTCCTCAATCATCTGGGGAATAAACGCAGGGTCATCAGACTCAGCCCTAAAGGCTACACGGTAAGCCACAATGTCAGCGTCAATCGCTGCCTTCGTCGGGCACGGGGGGATCTTCTCCATCCTCAAACTCCTTCATTAAGATATCAATCAGCTCACTGAGCATGTCTTCTAATTCTTCAGTATCATAAGTAACATCTGCGTCATCTAGGTTAGTAGTTAACCCAGCTGCCGATACCCCACACCAAATCGGAGCCATAGCCCTAGTCTTTACCCTTAGGGTTTCGGCATCCCCGTCATTAAGGAGATGATAATCAAACCACGCACCTTGCTCTTGGTCTCCCTCCTCGATATCATTAGCCATAGCCTCAGATTCGTGTTGTCTCCAAGCAGCGTCAGCTTCTGGGAGATCTCTAACCCCCGGAGACATAAAGATTAAAGTTGCGTTGTACTTTATTCCCATACCTACTTCATTATGGTATCGGCAATCATCTACAATAACACACCTTTCCCAGAAAGGATTACCTTTCTCTAACTCTACCCTCTCTTCTTCTATAATTAGGTTTAAGTCCTTTTCAAAAGCCTCAACCCAATGCGAGGGATTCTCCGTTCGCCTCATAGAACCTAGTTCCTGACAGAAGGATCGGTAATCCTCGGGAGTTTTGTCTTTAGTGTACCCTCGTTCCTTTGCTTCCCTCTTGAGAGGATCAGCGAAGGATAATAACTTAGGAACCAATCCTAAGTCGAATGATTCTTTAGCTATTAGGTTGGCTAGTGTACTCTTACCCACTCTTGCTGGCCCGGAAATAATTATCAACTCCATGCTCAATCTCCTTATAGAGTTTATGTGGTTCTACGTGCATCCCGACTTGAAACCCAACCATCCTTAATATATAACAAATCATTAACCCACAAGACATAAGCTTGAAGGATAAAGGTACGTATCTAAGTATCGTCCACCAGAGGATGTACTCTAAGGTATTACCTATTTTAAAATCATCGGCCTTGATGAAATTATAGAGCTGTCGACTATCGACAACTGTACGACCTAAGTTGACTCTAGATTCTTTAGAGGTTGGGTGTTTTTTTGTGTATGCTTTACTGAATACCTTGTAAGGTATGAAAGAAAACCTTCGTTTTGCGTTAGATGTAATTACAAATTCATTCCCATCTTCATAACGAAGTAATAAAGCTGCGTGTGTTATCTCTTCTCTCGAAAATAAATAGAAGAAGCCTAGGAACAATGAATAGATGTTCCCTAGCCTCCTATCTACCTTATAGAAGAGTACGATAATCTCCGAGCTCATTGATACATTATAGTCATGTTAAGCATGGTAGCCAATGAGTGTTCAATCCTAGCACCCTCAGACTTCTCCCATCCAGTTAACATATAAATGATATCACATGTTGTGATGTCTGTCAAGTCTCTTGACATGACAATCCTCAGTCCATCTGTACTAGATAGCTGGGAATCCGTGAGATTTAAGGTCTTATCTTCCTTACAAGGATTGATGATAGTATAGATACCTTGAGACCCAAGGGCAGCCTCAGCTCTGTAGAATTCCTTACGATTAAAGTCCTCATAGCCTCGCATAGGACCTGCAATATATAGATTTAATTGTTCCATTCAGTGGCACTCCGACCAGTTCTTACCTACTCTAAATTCTCCGTCCATCTTAATACAACAATTAAGAATCTTACCTGCTTGGGCAATAGCCTGACACCCTAGTGTACCTACGATATCAGAGATGACGGGATCACATTCCAACTGCCACTCATCATGAACAGTCGCCATAAAATTCACTTGGCCCTTAAAGGGCTTCAAACTCCTCGACAATAATACCTGAGCTACCTTCATAAGTATAGCTCCATCGCCTTGTAGTTGTACGTTCAAAGATTTATGAGCAGCTCGACAAGGAACCTCTCGGTGATCTAGCAACGTAATGGTTCCTTTCTTCTGCACTTGCCATTCAACATTAGCTAAGAGCTGCTTAAGGGCTGGCATTGAATCCAAGTATTGTTTCTTGATCTCCTTACCAACCTTCGGTCCCTTCTTAACAATCTGTCCTATCTTCAAATCACCAGCACCGTAGATCAAAGCGTAGAAGAAAGTCTTTGCAGATTCTCTATCTGGTAGGCCAGCTGCCTTCTGATTCACGGTGTGAATATCATCATTCAGTACCTGCTGAGCGAAAGCTCCCTTGTCCCATCTAGCCATACGACTAGCGAGTAACCGAGCTTCTAGACCAGAGGCATCAATACCTACCTGTACCCAGTCCTTACCCGGTACAAACAAAGATCGTGCTCTACTATCTCCAGATACCTGTTGTAGGTTAGGCTGGGAAGCGGTCATACGACCAGTTACAGTGCCTTGGGTATTCACTCCTCCGTGGATGCGACCGTCTCTAGATACATTAGCTCTGAGAATCCAATCTTCCACCTGACTCAGTAGTTTTGTGGTAGCAAAGTATTTCACTAATTCCTTTGCCTCAGGGTAAGGTAGCTTCTTAAGGACAGCCTCATCTACTTTAGGGTTACCCTTCTCTGTCTTAG